CGCAAGCGCGCTCCGTTCTTAATGGGTGGAGTGCGTTTTCAAATTTTATGCAGTGCGTTGGGTCAAATAATGCACAAGCAATCACATATGCGTTAAACATGCCCGCCTCATTTTTTTAGGGGGGGGGTCGGTTAAATTAGTGCGGTTTTAGAAGGGGGGGGTTGAAAAAAACCTGCCCCCTCCGATTTCGATAGGGGGGGGTGATTTTCGGCCATCTTTTTTCTGGCGTAGCACCAAAGTAGCACCAACCCGCCCTAACCCGCACAAAACCGCCACTTGTGTTAGGTAGCGCACCTAAAACTCAATGCACGGAGATTTTTTGGGGATCGCGCGCGCGTAGTTCTTGCGGTGTTGTGTTCCCATCATATTCCGCTAGCTTTTCATTTACACCCTTTAACGCATCCACATAGCTTGATTGCGCGCTATGCTCCACCTGCATCCGGTCACCAAAATTCTTACTAGCCATGCGCGCGGCCGACCATTTTAAACCATCCATTGCAACCCGTGCCGCATTACTGTCAGGCAACTTGCCAGCTAATAAAGCTAGTGCAATCTCCGCCACTTTTTCCCCATACAAATTGCCCCGCTGTTCTTTCGCGTCAGCGAAAGCGGCCGCAAAATCAGCATCTTGCTTAGTCCAGCGCCATACAGTCGCCCAATCAGGCATATCAGCATCCCGGCAAACGCTAGCTTGTGATCTTCCCTCACTAATGCGCTGTAAAAATGCCGCCACTGTTTGCGGATTTTTTTTGGTTTTTGACATGCTTTTTTCACTCGTATTACTCGTATGCATAGCATATATTCAGACTATAACATGCATACGGAGGTTAATATGCACTTTACAAACCCACATGAAGAACACTGCTTTAACAACGCGGCTTATTTCACCGCTTGCAGAGGCAATCGCGTAATGGGTACGTTTGTTAAAAAAGTTTTTAATAGCTTTGCAGAGGCCAAGCATTACGCCCAACTGCAAGCCGATGGCCGGACTATGATCTATGCCATAACCGCGCAAGGTCGTGACGCACACATCTGCAACGCCTAATCACCATCAGGCAAATGCACTTCAACTAAGCCGCATCTTTGTGCGGCTTTTTTGCCATCACCCTTAACAAACACCAAAACATTCTGATGCGTTTTGCCAAGCTTGCGGCTTGCTTCAAACTGGCGGCCAGCCCTAACCGGCAAGCTACCAACGGCCGTAACCAATATGGCTTCGTTGTAATAGCCCAACCCGGCATCTATAAATGCGCTGATTGTATCGCCAACAAAATTATAATAATTGCCCGACTTTTGGTCGCGCACTTCGCCAATAACAACGCACGCAAAGCTATCATCCCTTAACAGCTTGCAACTTTCGCTAATTATTTTGGCGTAATCTTGTTTAAACTGATCATAGCCCAACGTGCTTAAATCGTTTGGATCATCACTATAAACTTCTAAATCAGCATATGGCGGGCAAGTAAAAAGAAAATCGGCCTCTATGCCATTGCAATGCCGCACAATGTGCCGGCTATCTCCAACATGCCAAACCGGCAATGGGTCAGCGCAAATATCAAATGCTTGCACGTTGTTTGCTTTTACCTGATCCGGCCGCAACTCAACGCCAACATATTGGCGGCCAAGTTTGCTAGCCACAATGCCGCGCACGCTACCGCCCGCAAATGGGTCAACAATCGTGCCGCCATGCGGGCAGAACCAACTATAAGCTAACTCGCAAAGCACCGGGTCAAATATAGAAACACCCGTGTCAGCCGCCTTGCTACCCATTAAAGCATTTAAACGGTTTTGCCCGTCAAAAGTCTGGCCAAAATCATTTGTGCCATCGTTACGGCCTAGCTCACTCTGTATACCAAGCCCTAACCAAAACCGCTTGCGATCTTGCCACCAACCCTCGCGTGCATTTAACACACTAAACGGCGGCACCAAAAAGCGGTCTGATAAGCTACCCTTCACACTGGTATCTTCCACCACATCATCGGCGCCGTTTAACAGCGCATCAAGTTCGCTTTGGTCAAAACCGGTTAGCGCAACATCGTAATCTTCGCCAAGCAAATCGCTTAACTCGACCCGCAACATTTCCTCATCCCAGCCGGCATTTAGCGCCAATTTATTATCGGCAATCACATAGGCCCGCTTTTGGGCCTCTGTTAATCCAGACAATGTAATGGTTGGCACTTGGTCACTGCCAAGCCGTTGGGCGGCCGCTAACCGGCCATGCCCGGCGATGATGCTGTTATCCTCATCAATTAAAATGGGATTGGTCCAGCCAAATTCTTTAATGCTGGCGGCAACTTGCGCCACCTGTTCATCACTATGGGTGCGGCTATTGCGTGCATACGGCGTAATCGCCGCAACATCTAGCCAGTTTACGGCGAGGTCTCGCATGCGGAGTTATCTCAAAATTTATGGGAAACAAACCTAACTTACCAAAAACATACTCTAAATCCGCATATATGTAAATAGGCATGCATATATGCTTTACACTATGCCCAATATGCATTAATGTCCGAATATAAACTGCATATGGAGGTATTTATGCAAGAAAAAGTAGAGACCAGAACGATTGCGTCATATGCGCGGCTAAAAAATAGCCATATGGGCAATCCGGCATTTGCCATCACGTTTAAAGATGGCGGCTGTTTGCGGACTAGAGCCAACTGCTCTTGTGCATATTTGGTTTGCGATAGCCTGATTGGCCAAACCCGCCAAATCACCACAACCACATCAGCAACCGGCCGCGTCCGGATTGTGAATATTCAATAGGTGGCCGCTATGGATAAAAGCCTAATAAAAGAATTTGTTTTAGCGTTTGGCATCTTGCTACCCATCGCACTTTCGATGGTTGGCGGGCCAGATAGTTATTTTTGGCAAGCATTTGGTTGGATGATCAAATGGCTTGGCTAGTTTGTAATGAGTGTGGCGGGCGCGGGTTTCACTTTGTTGAGGCCGGCATCCGCGGCGCAAATGACCCACAAGTTTGCGTTGTGCAACAAGAATGCGAAAATTGTTGGGGTGATGGCTATGAGCCAGATTGGGAAGAAGATGACTAAAGATAAAGAAATGCGTGCAACTGTTGATTTGGATTCCATGCCGGATGGCATAGATAATTATGAAGATGCGGCCTGTTTTTTGCTGATGGAATTGCACAAGCAAAACCATGCGTTGAGTAGAATAATGGCAAGCTTGTGCGATACCGGCACCAATCACGATGACGAGGTTATGGAATGGTTTTCGCAAGTCATAATAAAACAACAATATTTTTATGACCTGATGAAAGATTGGCGGCCAGATGATGATGAAAAAAAGCCAGATAAACCGGCTGGCGATGTTGTTGATATAAAAACCAAGCACTAAAAAAAGCCCCCGTTTGGGGGCTTTATTTTTACCGGTGTTTTATTATTCTGCCGCCAAATCGGCCCCAACACTCATGCAAACTTCTATTGGGTAAAACAAAATGCCGCGCTTGGTTATTTCAGCCTTAACTTGGTCAACGCGCATGGCATAGCGTTCGGCCGTTTCAACGCATTCGTTTTGCAAGTGCTCAAGCATTTTCATCGCATTCCAATAATAGTCGTGCATTAGGGTTTCTTGATCCCAACCGCTATAATCAAAACCTTTAGTTACTTTTACCATTATACCCTCCATTAATCCAAAATGCGTTCCAACTTTGCAACCAACTCCTTGCGGGTATCGGCTTTTGCAAGCTTGGCGTAAATTGTGCGGCCATCAATAACAACCTTTTCAGCCAAGTCGATTGCGAACCAGCCAATACCCAACTGGCGAACCGCAATGTTTTCATGGCCAGCAACTAACCATTCAGCGGTGGTGCTACCCATCGCAACACCTAACCATTCAGCCGCTTTTGCTTTTTTTAATTTAATCATCATGCCCCCCATTAAGCCATTGCGCGTTCAATTTGATCAGCGGTTACTTGCATTTTAACCAACTGGTCGGCGGCGTTGCGGAAACGCAACTCAATAGTGCCGTTATCGTTGTATTCCCAAACGCGGGCAACCTGATCCATCTCGATAATGTTTACCTTACCCTTGTAACCAAATTTGATCAGGTTAATGTCTCTTTCTGTATACATTTTTTAGCACCTTCCGTTATTTGCTTATGCAATGATAATGCGTTATTTATGCATTAAAGTAAAGTATAAAAACGCATATATTCTAAGAAAAATGCATATTTTTGCAAAAAAAGTCGGATTATTTTTTTAACAAGTTTTAGCGGTATGGCTTCCAAGCGCCAAAGTTTGTGCCATCGTGCCAAGCATCATATGCGGCCCCCAACACAAATGGCATAAAGCTAGGGTCTGTTGGCCGGTGCGGCACCATGTTTTTATACTTAAGCATTTTGGTTATAAAAGCATCTTTGCTGGCGCCTTTGGTTATGGCTTTGTGTGCCAGTTTCCAAAACTTTTTTTCATCGTACATAATCAGGCTCCCGTATTTTTTTAAACGCATCTTCCAGATCATCTAAACAAAGCCGCAAAAGTTCGGTTGCGGCACGGTCTGCCCGGCCAGCGGCCCGCGCCCATTCTGGCGCGCTCATATTGTGCAACACCACATCCTGCACGCACCTGAAACTTTCGCGCCCCATTCGGCGTGCCAATTTATTAAAGTCCGCAAATGCATCTGCCGCCCGGTTACTTATGCCACCGGCGCCAGCGGGTAGGGCATCCAAGTTGCCAGTCATTTTTACGGTGCGGCCAGCCGCTTGGTAAAGTGCAAGCAACTGTTCCGCGGCGGCATGTTGGTGCCGGTTTATGTGGCCATGTTTTAAATAGTAGTCGATCCAAAGTTGATCGGTCACCCGCATGCGGCGTTTGCCAGCTTGCCGGGTTTCCACTTCCTCAACCGAATGCTTTGCTAAAAACTCCGGCGTTGGCAACATACGATCAGCCATCCACATTGACCCCCATTGTTTTTGCAACCGACTTAATATCCCCGCGCTTTAGTGCCTCTGCCCGCATGCCATCCATCAAACGATGGTAATCAAAATATTCAGCGCCGAATTGCTGTTGGGCTTTTTTAACTATCATTTGCATCAAGTTGCTTTGCTTTTCTGTTGGCTTTTCTAAATCTGGCAAATCATTAGCAAGCTTGCGGTTTGTTTTTTCACGCCGGCACCATGCTTGAAAAGTCATTGGCCAGTTACGGTCTGGTATCCGGTTCATGCTTGTGTAGTAATCAACCAAACGCTGTAGCAGGTCATCCGCATTTACGTCATAGCTTGCCGCATAGTTGCGTAGCGCATCATCTAACTTGAATTCCAAAAGGCGCGCACGGGGGGTGCAGATTTTGCGCCCAACCTTTATATTATTAGATATATTATCTGTAAGTCGTTTGGGTGCAGATTTTGCACGGGGTGCAGAATTTTCACCCCCTACCAAAAGCCGATATTTACTGGTGTCATCGTGCCGGGTTTCTATGCTTATAAACCCGCGCTCCTCTAAATAGCGCAATTTATTTTGCACCGTGCGGCGGCTCACATGAAGCTTATCCGCTAACGTGTCCACGCTTGGCCAAGCGTAGCCAACCTCATCATTATAGTAATCAGCCAACCGCATTAATAATAAATGCGCGCTAGGATCACCAACTTCCGTGTTAAATGCATCAACCAATTTTTCAAGACTCATGCGCCACCTCCAATTCACGCATCGGCCGCAAATGTTTGCGCGGCACAAAATATGCGGGGCCGTACCCGCCGTAATCTTTTTTAAACTCAACTCGCTTGGCGTCCGCCGCCAGCATCCAACCGGCTATTTCGTAATTAGGCGTTTGCC